TTTTATATAGCGCCTTGTGCAGCTGGATTTTTATCTAGCAAGCAAAATGTGGCCATTCCATTAACTCATAAATCATTATCTGGGTTCTCCATACTAAGAGATAAAGTCTTAAGGCCTGTTACTCTCAATAGCCTTGGGAACGTTGGAGCAACAGTGCTTCAGCCGGTTACAGGCGGCGGGAAAGTCTTAGCAGGAAGGACCACTAGCAATACAGGATACGTAGAAGATGAAGAAATTTCTATAATGTTTATTAGGGATAGGGTCAAGCAAGTATTGCGCAGTTCGCTAAAAGGATTTATCGGGGGAGTACAGAGCGCTGATACAAATATATTAGTGGGGAATAGAACTGGATCAATTCTAGCCGGATTAGTTCAGCAGGGTTTGATCACAACATATAAAAATATTAGGGTTCAGCAAGACAAAGTGGATCCGAGACAAATAAACGTTTTCTTGCAGTTTTCACCAGCTTACCCAATAAATTATATCTTTATCGATATTGAAGTTGGGGTCATATAAATTAGGAGAATAACATGGCAGATTATCCAAATACAGCAAGCATTTTAGATAGTGCAACAGTCGAAGGGCCTACGGGAACCGCAGCAAAAACAAGAACGAGTTTATCGACTCAGGTAATTGTTTACGTTAACGATGAGCCGGTTGGCGCAATTCAGACTTTTGCAGCAAATCAATCAAGAGGTGTAAAGCAAATTACAGAAGTTGGCACAGATGGAATTATAGAAATAATACCAAACTCAGCAACGAAGGTTGGCCTAACTTGCAATAGAATCATGTTTGACGGACTGTCTCTAACAGAGTCTATGTCAAGAGGCTTTGTAAACATACAGTCACAGAGAATCCCTTTTGATATAGTAGTTATTGATAAGTTCTCAGGCGGCGGATCTGAAGACTCAATAGTCACAACATATCATAACTGTTGGTTCACAAGTCTTAAAAAGAGCTATACGACTACAGACTATGTTGTAGCGGAAGATTGTGGAATGGACGCTGAATATGTTACATCTTACCGTGGCGGCAAGGATACTCCAGTGGCGAATGGACAAGGCACTGGTGGTGGCCGAGAGGTTGCAAATAGACAGATAGATAACATTGAGCAGGCAGCAGATGTCGGTCTCGACGGACGCAGAGGCTCTCTGGACTTCCCTGGGCTTATTTCCGCAGCTTATTAATACTAGTAGCTATTAAATTAAAAAACACCGTCTTTTTGGCGGTGTTTTTGTTTTATAAGGAGTAAAATAGTATTACCTTTAAAGTGCTTATTGCAAGGAGAACAGATGCCAAAGAGAACAGCAACTATAGATCGCTCAGGCTCTTCAAAAAAGCAGGATAATAATCCTGAGGAAACTATTGTGAGCGAAGAGTCTGATGATAACAGCTCCAAAAGTTTAAATTTAAGTAATTTGAAAGATTTAATATTTTTAGGAAGATTACAAAAAGAAGTTGAAATAGGTGGATATAATTTCTTTCTAACAACATTGACTACAAAAGAGCAAAAAACAGTTATGCAAAAAATAATGATTGTAGATGATGTTACTAGGCTGTTAGATGCAAAGCCTGTCACATTAGCTTTTGCGCTAAAAACCGTTAATGACGTTAATTTAGAAGATATTTGTGAAGACGAAGATCTAGAAGATTCTTTTGATAAAAGAATTTCTGTTATAATGAGCCTCCAAGTTGGCCTTATAGAGTCTTTGTTTAAAGCTTATGAAGAACTTATAGAAGAATCTAGCAAGACTTTTGAGGTAGATGATTTAAAAGCATAATCGCGGAGCCCGAAAGTTGGCTGCGCTGGGAATTATGTAAAATTTGGCAATGCCAAGTTGATGACCAGGTATTTTCTGATATGACCGTAGCTCAGTGGGCTTGGTATAGCTTGATGATTTCAGGAGAAGAAGAAGCTTCCTATAAAAAAGAATTGAACTTTACAGAATATTTAGCATCATTTATCAATTCCGATGCAGTTAAGCACATACGCAGTATGCGAGACGCAAAAGAAGATAAACGATTTATGTCAGATGAAGAGTTTGGGAAATTTTCCGAGGAAGATTGGCATAAAGCAGACGACTTTGTTAAGACTATTAAGGATAAGTATAAAAATACTAATAATATTGGTAGATCTAGAGATCCAAGAGACATTAGATTGCCGAAAAATTTGTCTAATATCTTGAAAATAACTAAGGACAATACAGACTAGTAGTGCCGGGAAAAGATGAGTTATCTAGATAAATTAACACAAATGGGAGACGCGCTCAGGGACGTTTCTGGCGGAATTAAGGATGCCCACGTTTCAATGGGCTCCTTTATGTCAACGACTAGAGATATGAGCACACCTCTGTCTACCGCAGCACAACATTTAAACGGAATTCAAGAAGGGTTTGCTAAGTCAGCAGGCGCCATCACAGGCCTGTTGGGTCACATTGACGGCATCGGGCCCGCTTTTGATTTAGTTGGGCAAGGAATTGGCGCTTTAAGTGGCACTATATCTGAAATCTCAAATACTGTTGCATCCAGCGCAGAGGCATTGGGCACAGTTCTTGATGTTCCAAAAGAATATTTGGAATATGATAAAAAAATGACAGACCTGGCAAGAAGATTTGGCGGAACCGCTGATGAGGCCAAGGGCTTTGGGGATATGCTAAGAACAATTCCTGCCTCAGGATTTGGGCGCGCTATGCTAATGGACACTACGGCCATGGAGGGATTCGCAGGACAGTTGGGCAGAACAAACATAACGTTAGATAAACAAGCAGAAAGTGTTAATACCGTTCTTGGTGCAGCCCCATTTCTTGCTGTTGCTTATACTCAACTTGAAGACATGAACATTAGCGCATCAGCTGGGGCAAATATGTTAAATCAGATGATAGCAAAGCAGGGAATGAGTGCAACTCAGGCGGTCGAGCAGCTTGCTGAAATATCAAGCGTAAGCAAAGAAATAGGAATGTCTGCAGATAGCGTTGCCACTTCTTTAAATAGAATGGCGTCAGGATTTGAAAAGCTTGGTGTCACTGCAGCCTTTGGAGCACCGCTATTGGCGGCCTTTGGAAAGACTGTTCAAGAGGCCGGATTTGGCGTAGAGGTGGCTGCAGAGGTAACGCAATCATTGAGTCGAGCATTGATCGGCTTGTCGGGAAATTACGCGCAGGCCTTTTTGACGATGCAATCTGGGGCTTTAGAGATTCCTGGGGCAACTGGAGGCGGCGTTCTTGGCTCGGGAATTGCCTTACAGGCAGCGATGAGGCCAGATTCTGGAATTGATCAAGGAGAGCTTGCCATGCAGATGGCCGGTGGAATGCGAGATGTATTAGAGCAATTTGGCGGAGGAGATATAATTACTGTAGAGCAAGCTAATCAAGATCAATCATTACAAGCTCAATTCTTTACTCAGCAACAAATGTTAAAAGGTCAATATGGAATTAGTGATACGGGAACTCAAAATCAAGTTTTAGACCTTCTTTCACAATTAGAAGAGGCTCAAGCGTCTGGGAATACAGATAGAGCCGCAGAGGTTGCAGAGCAGTTAACTAGAGCTACTGAAAATAAAGATGCTACAGTATCTAACTTAGAAAAAGTGCAGCAACATGCTTATGCACAGGTTCAATTATTAATTGCACAAAATAGAATATTGATAGAAACTCCCAGAAGAATGGGCGAGCACGTTGTTGGTCAGACAGAGGGCGCTATAAATGCTACCGGGGCAAAATTTAGCGCGATGCTTGATGATATAGAGGGCGGAATAGTAGAAAATATGGACGAGTCCGAAAGGGCAAGAATGCAGCAAACAATTTCCGGAGCAAGAGGGGGCTCTGGAGGGTCTAGAATTGGCTCTGGAGAGGGAGAGCGGTATCTGCAAACAACTGCAGCAAGAGGGACCAGAGACTTAGAGGGGACTAGGCAGGCAGCAACAGCTGTTAACCAAAATCTTTCTAGAGCCAGAAGAATGAGTTCAGAAGAGCTTGGAGATGAAATAACTAGGGCTGCAATGGAGGCGGCCGCGTCTGCCTCTAAGGCCACTTTGCAAGAGGGTGGATTTGCAAGTCGAGAAGAATTTGCTAGAGTTATAGCAGATGCAATAGCTGAAGCTGTTGCTGGACAAACAGTCACGATTGGCTTTGCAGGAGAGGCGGAGCATATGCTTACAGAGATTCGATCTAATTTGGCAGTAACTAATCAAGACTGATAATAAATTTATTTTAGTCAGTTAATAATATTACATTAATATGAAGAGAGGAAAGCCATGGCAGAAATAGGCAGACAAACAATAATCTTTTTTCTTCCATTGGGCATGGAAGCGCTGACAAGTGAATTTAATCCATACACAGGATCTGGCAATGAAAACGAATATTATGATCGTCGTCAATTATATTTAAATCCACAATCATTTGACATGCAAGACGCCAAACTGATAAGAAAAAGCCTTACCAAAGGTGGTTTCTTGGTTCAATATTGGGGAGAAGAGTTAACGAAAATTACAGCAGCAGGCACAACTGGCTCCTCTGGTATAGAGGGAATAAATGTATTAAGAAGCATATATAGACATGAACAAATTCATTTTAGAAATATTTTAGCAAAAAGGCAGCGAGATTTAGCAGAAAAGGCAAAAGAAGCTGCGGCAGAAGCGGCCGCTATGGCGCAAGAAAGAACGGGGCTTGGGGGAACGTTGACAAATATGGCAGATTTAGCAACTGGTGGTGCATTTTCTCAGGCCGTAGATGGCATTGGAAACGCTATTGATATAATTACCGATCCGTTTTCTGGCTCAAGCTCAAATTATTCAGAAAGAAAGGTTTTCGGCAGTGTCCCAACTCTGGCGGCACTTGCCACTGGAATAGATATGTTTTATCAGGGTGAATTTTTTCGAGGTTATTTTGAGTCATTTAATTCAAAAGAAGCAGCCGAAACTCCAGGAGTATTTTCTTATACTTTTACTTTTGTTGTTACAAGAAGAACTGGAGAAAGAAAAAACTTTATGCCATGGCACAGAAACCCATTAGATGCAGATGGCGGAACGAGAATGGCAGACATTCCAACTGTTTCAAAAGGACTTTACCCATCTGTTGAGTCATTGAGCTTTCCGATAGAGACTACGAACGATGATGCATTTACTTATAAAGATGAAAATTTATTAAGCGATACTGGACTAGGTTGGTCAAAATCAAAATTTACAGAAGAGCAAAGATTTTCTCCAGAAGACAATGATCAAGGTATAAGCAGACGAGCAAAAAGCACAAAAGGCTCTTAGTTAAGTTAATTTAAGGATAATAATGGATAAAAAAGCATTTTCAACACGCGCAGCCCATGTAAAGGATAAAGCATTTTCAGATATTATAAATGGAAATCATCCATTTCATTTAGATTTTAATACAATAAACGCTAGATCTCCATCTTTAGTTGGAACAGGAGTTTCTGTATTTTTAGACCAAAATCATGCAAATTCTGTTACGCCTAAGACAAGAAACGTTATCTCTATGTCTCCAGAGGCAACCATTTTAATAAAAAAGAAAGCATTTTCTTCATTAAAGAGTGTAAATGATTTAAGATGGATGGATAAAACAGAAAAAATGCTTCTGAGGGCCACTAAAGCGCTTTTCGCTTATAAGGTTCAGCAAATAAGAGCCTATGAGAGTTTGACAAAATTTGAAACATATTATTCAAATAATCAAGAATATAGCATGAATTTATTATCTTCTTTTTTAAAAGAAGGAAGCCTTTTAGATTTAGATAAGCTAGAATATACCGCCAGTGAATACGCTAGTGCGAAATTACAAACTTGGCTAGATAGCAATATGGAGACAACTCTGACCTCAGATGATGGAACCGGAGTTACTTACGATGTTGCATCTGGAAATTATTATAATACAGAAGATAAGCTGTTATCCGAAAGCTTAGGCGTTCCTGGCGATCCAGATGCGGTATCTAGAATTTCTACTTCTTATTTTAATAAAAATGTTTCAATTACAAATAGAGAATATATTGCAACACTTTCTTCTTCGCAAGCAAAGGCTATATTGGATGCAAAGAAAACTCAATTTAAAGCAGAATATGAGCAAGGTACGGCAGACGGCACAAATAATGAATTAACATACAAAGATATTTTTGATGGGGAAGGATTTTTTAAAGACCTTGGAGACTTGCTTGCATATAGTACAAATTCTACGCAATATGATGCAGCAAACGCAGATATTGTAGATCTTCTTAAGAGAAATGCTTTTTCGATAGATAATCATCTAACAACATGGATTGTTGACCCGGATAGTGCAGAAAATTATACTATTGGCCCTGGAACCGGAGTTATAGAGCTTGCGCTTTTTGAGTCATTTAATTGCAACTCTAACATAGAGTCTGCTCCTAGTTCTGCGAGTGTAACTGTGCAATATCCATATCAAATTGGAACAATTTTAGAAGACGATATAGAAACGGCATTAGAAGAGGCTTTAAATGGAACAATTGGAGTATTAAATGATCTTGTCTCTGGAGGGCTAAGGTCAGAGGGCCTTTCTGGAGGAATGCCGCCTATAGACGGGGCCTCTATTGTTTCTGCGGCACTAGAAATGGGTGGCGCGGGAGATTTAGACTCATCGTTAGACATGGATTATGTTCGTGAGAGGTTAACGACTTTCTATTTAGGAAAAGCATTTATTAATGCTGCGGACCCTATTCACATATATGTTCGTGGAAACAGAACACTTGAGGACCTAACAGAGGCTGCGTCAGATTATTCTAGCGCTGTAACAGATTCTCCTTTTGATAAAGAATATCTAGAAATAGATCAGACTATACTAAAAGCAGAATATCAGCTATATACAAATCAGGGTATTTCTTTTGAGCAATATAAAGCAATAAGGAGAAGGCAAGATAATTCGTTTGGGATGATCCACATTTTTGGAGGATTTGTAAGAGAGGTAACCGTTGCTTACAGTGGAGGCTATTGGAATCTCAGTCTAAGCTGTACAGATAATATGGGCTGGCTGCAGTGGAGCAGGTTTGCTACTCATCCTGCGCTTTCTGATCCGAGAGGAATTTTAGAAGATCCTCTTACTCCATATGAGTTGGTTAAAGATTCTTTAGGAAATGTTATCAGTTCTGAGACAGATTTATTATATGAAAACAAAGCTTTGCTTGAATCGGGCCTTTTGAGCTATGATTCTGGCCTTTTTGCGGGGCAAAATGCTACAGAGGGAAACTTGCTTCAAGGTCAATTTAATGATTTTGGATCACTAAACGGAAAGAAGGTTCTTCAGCATCCCGGTGGATTTATTTATAGGTGGAAGGACGGAATTATAACCGCAACAGCAGGGCTGCAAGCAGGATCTTCAGAGGGGGAGGGGTCAAGGGTTGTTAAAACATTTTCTCAAAATTATTCTGTAACTCCTGCCGGGTCTGGGTCTGGGTCTGCAGGTGTACTAAATAATCTTGATATGGCAAACATATTAAGCGTTTTAATTGTTGGTCAACCCTATAATATGGTGTCATTCTTAGAGCAAGCAGTTATGGCTCAGAATGTAAGTTCGAGAACATCGACAACACTAAATCCGTCTGATCCAATAACTGCAGTATTACAAACGCTTAGAAAACAAAACAGTTATTACGGGAATTTTTCTCCATATAGAATGTTATCAGTTAGCGCGGCTACTAGTGAGCAAATAGTCAATCAATATGGAATGAGAGAAACTGCGAATACACAAGTAAAGCTTTTGCAAAGACGAAAAGTTGCATTGAGAAAACAAATTAGAAAGCTCAAGAAAAGTAATTCAGATGGAGTGGGAATCCCCCCTTCTGCCATGATAGGTACTCTTCAGGCCGAAATAAATACAGTAGACAAAGCAATAGGCGAGAAGGTTCGAATTGGAACCAAATATGGCGGTGCAGTTGATGCGATGGATGAGGTTGGAATTCAAATTAGCTTAACCTCGGCAAGCACTGGTTTGCCGGTATCTGATGATGAAGATGAAAATCACGACGTAACTAGGGCCATGATGCTGGTGGGAGCCCAAAGAAGAATCGAAGATGTGCGTCTAAATAGAGACAGAAACTTGTTTATCGTATCTGATCAGTATGACATGGCTGATATCAGGCCCTTTATTTTAAAAATTAGCAACACTAATTATAATAGGTGGTCTGGCACTTTTGCCAATGCGTATTCACAGGCTGTTTCTGCAACAAAATTTATGCATATGGAATTCTTTTGTAATACCCAAGGACACCTGGAGTTTAGGCCTCCACTTTGGAACAGGACCCCTTTGACTGTATTAAAAGAGGCCATAAGAATACAAGAAGAAACGGGCAAGGTTATAATGCCTGATTTTATAACTAATTTATTTAGCACGAGAATTGAAGCATTATATTTAGAAGTTCATTCTTTAAATATCAGGCTAGTACTGTTAGCCCTGATGATTGGTCGCTATCCAGATAGGACGATGATTCCAAACGTTAAGCTTACTGGAGGAGACTCTCTTGACTTCTTTGGAGTTCAAGCCCCCGTTGCAGGAGGCGTATTTGGAGATATTGCAAACTTTTTTAGCGCAGGCACTGCGCCTCAGGTTGGAGATATAAAGTTAAAGCAGAGAGAGTATGCGTCTAGTACGGGATCTTTAACGGAGATAAATAATGAATTATTTGGAGACGGGTTAAAAATAACTGCATCATTTCAAGACAAAGGGGATGTTTTGGACGGAGATACTGAGACGTTGCTCGGAACCTTTGACGTAGTATTCCAAGAAGAAGCTGGTATTTTAAATGACTTACTAACTGCGGCAGAGGCTCCTGCTCCGGCCGCCGGGTCGTCGGGCGGAATTCGTCCACCTGCGGCTCATTTGTCTACAATTGATAATTTAAATGCAATACGAGATGATTTTAAAAGCCAATTCGGCAGAGACCCCGGGCAGGGGACCGGCATAGATACGGAAAAGGGATTCCAGATTAAAGATATTATATGGAATAAAGATCCGGATGAGTTAGATCAATTAACTCTTGGGTCTAATGGCATTTTAGAAAAAATAAACAAGACAATATCTCAGAGGGATAGTTACGTTTCTATGCTGCAGGCGAATATATCAAAGCAAGAAGAGCTTGAAGAAATATCGGGCATTTTGAGCGGAGATCTTTCATCTGGGGATGACATAGAGGTTGGAGAGGGCCCTATAGATGGCCCTGCGGTTGACTTTTTAGAAAAGCTGGCTACTAGCATGCAAAGTGCAGTAGACATTATTACAGGCAAAGCTGCAGAAGGGACCGTATATGATCATTTAATAGAAGACGACACTAGAAATCTTTTGGGGTATGGCTCTGGGAAGCGATATATAATAACTGACGAGCACATAGTGACTGCTACTTTTAGAGAAAAACCTCCTGAGTTTACTTCGATAAACGTATCAGGAACTGCGCCATTTGTAGGAGAAGACTTAATGAGCAGTACAGAGGGTAAATATTATTGGGCTGGAGCTACAGACTTTGACTTATGGAGGCAGTATGGATATAAAGATACTTCTATGGAGCTTCCGTTTATTAGTGACACAGAGGGTCAGGCTAGGCCATATGCGATGTTAGAATTAATTTTGCAAAAAGCTGGCGTTAATACAGCTAGTTTATCGGTTGTTGGCAATGAATTTTATCAGCCAGGAGATACCGTTTATATTCCTTCTCGGGGATTGCTATATTATGTTCAGCAAGTTAATCATAAATTTCAATATGGAAGCAACTTTACAACAGACCTGTCATTGGTTTATGGGCATGCTCCAGGCCGCTACTTGCCAAGCCCATTAGACGTAATAGGTCAGGAGTATGTTGGCAACCAGATGGAGGACCCGGCTATAAATTATAGAACCGAATCTTCTGAGGATGATAATTATAGAGCTTTGCAGCCTGATTGCTCTTTGGTATTCCCAACAGGTGGGGCTAGCATGGCAGAGTTATTATCATATAAAGATAATCAGCTTAGATTTACGAATATGATGATAGATCTCTCGGGAGGCTCTGTAGCAAATAGTTATGTATTAATACGAGGGTTTGTAAAAGACTCAAATGATACAGATGCAGTAAACAATATTAGAGAAAAAATGTCTGTTGTAAGTGCATTGCTTCAGGACCCAAGTCAGGTTAGTCAAAATCATGCCTATTCCGGAGGAGATGATTTAGTAGAAGGATTTGGACAAGCCATTACAAGCGTCGGCTCTGTGTTCGGCGGAGGTTCGGTAGGCACAACAAATAGTTTAAATACAATGCAGCTTCCCAATAATATGCCAGCAATTCCTATCTCTGCAACTAAAATAATTGAACAAATTGTATATTTGAGTAAAGATGAAGATGAAAGCTCTACCGG